GCTGCATCTGTAGCTAAGGCCCAGAGGGCCTCTACGGTCGCTAGGAGGACTACAGGGTACACTTCTATCTCAGGTAGAGTATCGACGGTTATGGCCCTGTTAAAGCTGTCTGTGCGGTTATTTGTGTGCTGTAAAAGTGCGGTAGTAACATAATATGTTAACTGGTCATCAGTAAAGTACCTATAAACATTTCCAGTTACGGTTAAAACATGTCCTGATACTGGGGCAGTTACTGTGTGAATAGTGCCAAAAACAGGTTCAACAGTATAAGTAGTTGGATTAGTCAGCGTTGTACTGTTATCTTTAACCATTAATGTGGCTACATCAAGTGGCTTATAGCCAGTAACAAAATCTTTAGTAACGCCATCGGCGGTAAATGTTTTGGTGAACTGTCGAGCTTGGTCGTTTAGTTCGATACGAACCCTTGATAAAAGGTCTGCTAATACAGCCATAGTGAGCCCAACCTAACAAAAATCATTTAATTCTATGATGACTTATAACACTTAAAAAGTCTGGATAAACGAAACAGCGGGCACTAAGCCCGCTGCCCCGTCTAAAGTAAATTTTAGAATCGCTGTGAAACGTAACCTTTTAGCTCAAGGTGAGCGGCGATTTCTGGAGTAACTTCGTACTTTTGTCCAGCCTTAAAGCTGTAGTAGTTTCCAGCACCAAAAGTCATAGACTCAATATTATCCGATACGCGGATAGTTACTGTAGCGTTCTGTTCTTTGCTCTTAACTACTTCATCAACTACGATTGGCTGAGCACGATTTGGCTCTGTAGCGTCGATTACTTCCGTCTCTACTTTAATAGCAGCTTCGGCAGTAGCCATTGCAAGCTCGCTTGTGCGAGCCGCTTGGTCATCTAACTGCTGTGCGACGAGGGCATCTCTTTGGCGACCTGTAAAGTCTGCCGGTTTCTTTTGTGTTGCCACGGGGTATTCTCCTAATTAGTGTCTCGGTATTGCAGGGGGTTGTAAAAGGGGGGCCATTGCTGACCCCCCTAGCACAATTAGTTTGTTGAGGCTACGATTACAGCCTGGTCAGTGATTAGACCAAGACCGAAGATCGAGTACCATGCTAGTGCGTGTTCACGACCGAAGTCTAGAATACCACCATCACGAAGCTCAACTGGAAGTGAGATAGCGTGACCAAATGCGTTGTCTCCAATGAAGATAGCGTCATAGCGGTCCTTGTTACCGTTACCAGTCCACTCAGCAGGAGCTACGTAACCACCACCGGCAGCAGGAACTGGGTTAGAAACAGCTGTGTCAGCAGTCCAACCTGTACCAGCACCGTTAGTGACCTTACGGACCTGTGTGGTTTCGATGAATACGGTGTCGTATAGACGGCCGATTTCACCTAGCATGAAGTTACCTGGAGCAGCGTACTTAGTTACTTCGATAAACTCAGCAGTGTCGCGTAGAAGACGTGACTGGTGAGGGTGTACGAATGCAACGTAAGTTTCTCCAAGCCTTGGAATGTTCTTAGTTGATAGCTGCTCGACTGCGTCCTTAACGGTTCTTGGAGTTAGCCCATAGTTACCGGTCATAGAAGCATTGCTTGTACCGTTTGTACCGTATCCGTACTGGTTGAAGTTACCAGTTCCGTTAGTGATAGCGGTTAGGTTGGTACGGTCTTCACCCCAGATTTGAGAAGTCGCACCGTATAGGGTGTCGCGGCTTAGCTTGTCTAGGTAAAGAGCCATGTTACGACCTAGCAGACGAGAAGCAGATGCCATAACGTCATCGAAAGATGCGTTTAGCAATAGCTCTGAAACTGCAAGTGCGTATCCGTGCTCTGAAACGGTGATTGAGAACTGCTGTGCAGTCAGAGCGTTGGTCTGCATACGTACACCTTCGACTAGCGCTGAAGCGAAGCCTAGGTTGTTGTAACGCAGGAAGTTAATCTGAAGACCTGGTGCAACACCAAGTTCTGTCTTCTTAACTGCGAACTGCTCAAAGCGAAGGATTGGCATAGCCTGGAAAAGGATTTCCTTTGACCAGATTTGCTGAATCGCCTGAGTTAGCTGTGTGTTTGTACCTGAGTACGAGGTTGGGGCGGCAGCTAGATTGCCGGTTCCCGTAATACCTGATGCCATTTGCGTGGGCTCCTAAATTAAATTGACGTTATTGGTTTATGGGTTCCCGAACAAACCCTGTCCGCGTCCACGAGCTTTATCACTCAATAGACGTTGACGATATTGTGCATATTCATTCATCGGCATGGCTGCAATTTCTTGAGCCGTAAGCGTACGTTGTTCCGAATTGATATCCAATGGTCCGGTGGGTGGCGCGGTTACCCGACTACCCGTCATTTCCTTGCGGGCATTCTGCATCGCTGCCTGTGCCGAATCAAGGATACGAGAAGAACGCTCTTTCAAGCCTTCGATACTCGCACTGACCTCTTCTGGGGTGTTACCCGTTACAAGGTCCAATAGTTCGGGAATAATATTGTCCCGCTCAGCTTCAAGCAATTGCTGCTTGTAACTGGTAAGTTCTGAGTACTGCCTTTCACGGTCCAACTCAGCAAATGCGCGTTCACGTTCTTGACGCTCACGCTCCAATTGCTCCTGCCATTCGCTTTCCTTCTGTTTTAGAAGGTCACGAACGTCCATATCAGCTTCTGCCTTTGCACGCTCTTCAGCGGCTCTAGCGTCTTCTTCCGCACGTTTTGCTGCAAGTTCTTCTTCGCGTTGACGTTTAATCTCTGCGAGTTCAGTCTTTAGTGCATCAATCTGTGGGTAAAGCTTATCTTTTTCCTGAGTGCGTACCTTAGACAAATCCTCGTCCGTATAGAACTTGGTGTTTGTAGCTGGTGCATCAGTTGAAGATACCGATGTAGCAATTGACGCATCAGCGTCAGGCGTTGCTACTGTTGGAGTTACTCCTGCTTCAGCTTCAAAAGCTTCGGCATTTGGTTGTGAATCTGTTGTACTCAATGTATATCCTTAATTTCTCTAGGGCGTTTTCCGAATGTATCTTTCGACACGTAGCACATATAGCCGCACGTTATGTTGTCAATATTAAGTTTTACGCGTTCTACCGCGTTTTTGTTGCTAAATCAAAATTATTTTTGATAATCTTGTGGAATTTGTCTACTAGGTAATTTTGTTCCATAAGCTTCTGTAACAAGTCTGGTTCTAAGTTCAGACTCCCCTAATGCGAGGTTATCTAGGGTTTGTGGGTCAAGGGTAGGAGCCATAGGTTCACCAGCGCCTGGGGCACCGCCCATAGGTCCTGGGGCACCAGCTCCTGGAGTAGCCCCGCCACCAGCCTTAGCCCCGTCCATCATTCCTAATTGACCTGTCATAGACGCAATTTCTTGCTCAATTTCGGTTTGTACAAGACGCAAAGCCCCATCAGCAATAGCATCATCGATAAGTTCTTTACGAATTTCTTGAAGCTTAGACTCAGGGAATTCTTCACCAAGGTCGCGCAAAGCACCCTCCTTAGACTGCAAACCAAGAGATAGCAGTGATTGAACTTCGTTCAATACAATTAGCTTATCTAGAGGTAGTGGTGGTGGGAAGTGGGCATATGTACGGTAAGTCTCTGGGTCACTAGGGTCCAGTTGAACTAACTGGTTAAGTTTTGGAGTAGTTTCTACATCTAGGTTAAGAGTAAATGTTTCTGGCTCTTTTAGTGCAAGAGTGCGAAGAACTAGCTCATTAACACGTTCAATTCCGTGAGCATACTGAACAATCTTTTGGTGATAACGATTCATCAAAGGCTGGAACATAATTGAAAGTGCAACACCAGAAGTGTTAGAAACCGGCATAGCTTGGCCAAGAGCAGACTCAGGCACACCGGTCATTTCATGCATAGCCTTCTTTAGCTGAGCCATAAAGTCCATAGCGCCCTTTAGGCCCTGGCCTCCACCTTCAAGGTTCTCAACACGAGCGTCCTTTGGTAGACCACCCCAAACCTTGTTAGCACCTTTTTCTAACTGGCTAGCTTTAGCACCAATGATTACAGTAACAGGGGCAGCGTGGTAGTTAATAATATCTGCAATGTCTGTGGCAGTTTCGTTATAGACACGGTTAATGCTAATCATTTCGTTACAGTCAGATAGGCCCCAAGGAGAACCTGATACACGAACGTTAGCGATATGAATAACTGGAATAATGCCCAATGGATTTGGACGAGAGTCGATCATTTCATCGTTGATGTACTCTTCAATAGTGTCTTCTGTGAGAATCTCGGTGTAAGTGTAAACCTGACGAGTTCCTTCTAGCGATGTCCCCCAGAAACGGTACTTAAGCTTAAAACGGATTAGACGTTCACGGTCGTGTGGGTGAAATTCTGGAAAAGCAAAAGAAGAGTTTAGAGGTAAGATACGAACACGGCCTGGATGAACTCCGCCTACAGAATCCTCATAGCCCTCTTCATAAGCTACTTTGATAAAACAGTCTCCAGAAACACCACCCTGCTGACCGATTTCCCAAAGTACGGTAGCTTTATTATTATCTACTTCCCAGACGCGCTCAAGAAGAGAAGGAACGATAGCCTCAGTAGCCTTAACGCTACGGAACTGAACGCCCTTACTAAATGTGAAGTTAATAATAAAGTCAGTAAAAGCACGGTAATAGTTAAGAACAATAGAAGGTTCACCGGCCTGACGGCGGAAAGAAGTGTGGTGACCTAGGTACATAGCCCAGTTAAGGCTGTAACGGTTTAGACGAGGACCGTGGACCTCAAACTCTTCATCAGCAAGCTCTACAAGACCCAGAGGGGAGATGCTGATGGTAAGGTCAGAGGATGCGGCTCTATATGACGGAGGGGAAAAATCAATCGACATGCTACGAAGCGCTTCCAGTTATATTATCGTGAGTAGTTATAGTGTACCGCAAAATACTTATTTTTTTCAGGGATTACTATTTGGCAATTGGTTTAGTAACCTTTTTAGTTACTTTCTTATTTACGTCTTTTTGTATCGAATTTTTTTGCTGCTCTTCTTTTTTATCCATAGCTTCTTGAGCACGGTCACGCATACGGGGGTCAATTTGTTTTTTAGAATCTACAAACTTGCCGCCAAGTTGTTCATATTTAGAGTGTACCCAGTGAGCAGCAGCTGGAGAAGGGTACTTAGCAAAACGAGTTTTTGCCTGTGTGGTAATTAGATTCCAAAGGCGAGGGTTTGCGGGGTATTGATGGGGCGTCTCTTTTACTTCTTGACCCTTAACGAGAGCCATAATCCACCACCTTAGAAGTACTCAAACCACCCGTACGCCATCATCAGTGAGGTACGGGGGTTCAAGAATTTTTTACCTAGTCCTGAACCTGAGCTGGGTTCGGGTGCTGCTGACGGCCACCGTTACGGACAACAGTCTCGTAAACGTTTGAGCCGTGGTCTTCAAAGGCTGAGCCTGAGAATTCACCTAGGTAGTCCTGTGACTCCACCCATGCAGCTGAACCTACGTGAGCACGTTCGCTCATAGTCTCTTCAGCAGTCTTAGTGTGAACAGGGGCATTACGGTTTGGACGACCTGGAGCAGGAGAATATCCCTGCTGTGCTCCAAGAATAAATTCGTCTGGAACGTCTGTATCGGTTGCGACACCTTCTTCAAAACGAAGTGGTCCGCGCTGGCCAGGAACTGCTGCAGCAATCTTACTGTCGTAAGTTAGTGGAGCACGCTCTGGGAACTGTGGGTCTGGTGCAAGTGACATTAATATCTCCTAATAAAAAGGTTGAGGCCTCTATACAAGTTTTATACTAATTACGAAAATTTGCAGGATAAACGTAAATTATCTGTAAAAAGGCGAAGAACTTACTTCTACGCTAGGCATTGTAAGCTCCATGGTTAAAGCGCAAGCAATAGCTAAACTATCGGCAAAGTCGTCATGGGCATGGGCTTCTTCAGGGGCATGAGCAAGAAAGTTAGGGCCTTGGAACTTAACTTCTAGGTCAGTCATTTGCTGATAGAACCGCTTCCATCTACGAAGACCTCTAGTTTTAGCATGTGCTGGCCAACCAATAAGGCGGCGCTCAATAAGGGTCTTAAGATGCTTCCACCGCTTAGATTGTTCTTGCTGGCTACTTCCTACAGAAATAACTTCTGCTCTAGGAAGCAGTAAACGGAGGCGCTGAGCTACAGCATCTCCTACACCGTTAGCGTCTACGCCAACGTATAAGATGTCATAATTTTCAAGAAAATTAACTATTTGGAAATACTGGTCTTCCCAGTCATCGCCTTGAATCTCTAGCCAATTAAGCACTCTGTGGTCAAAGTAACCAAACTCGTCAGGCCTATCCCAGTCTACCCAGACCACGGTTACCACAGTGGAGTCCATTTTACGAGCAGGGTCAATGCCTACTACAACAGGAGTACGATGCCAAGCTTCTACAATTTTTTGAGAAGTATCCCCAAGTTCGTCCATAACGCCAGACGTAACGAACATACCGCGTTCTAGAAGCCATTTGCAGTTATAGGCCATCTGGAACTCATCAGAATCTTCACCAATACGAAGCATCTCCTTACGCACAAACTTACCGTAATCATCGCTAGCTTTAGCTACATCACGCCAATCCCATTGAAAATGGTTCTGCTTGCCGCCGCGTCCTGTAGAACGGCGTTTGTTGAGTTGAATGGCTCGATAAAAATTGTTTTTGTGCGTAGTAGGAGTACCGGTTTTCACCATAGTACCGTTGGTAGATGCAAGCATCGGACCGATAGACTTAGCTACAATAAAGTCATCGGCTTCCTGACACTCATCAATAACAATAAGATGGAAAGTTTTAGATTCGATCTTAGCCCTAGGGTTAGCTGTCATCATCATAACTGAGGAATTAGATTTAAGAAGTTTAACTTGCTTAGTCACACCAGCAACCTTTTTAGCCTCATCATCAATCTCAGGGTCTTCTAAAACAGCTAGGGCATGTTCACTAGTAAGGCGTGAAATAACACGTGAGAACAAAGTTTCAGCCTGGCCTTCAACAGGGGCAAACAAACCTACCCATAGACCATCTTTGAAACGACCTAATAGGTCAGGGTACATTTTGGCAAGTCGGGGTAGGATAACCATAAGTGCAGCCACAGTATCAGCCACAGTCTCAGACTTACCGGACTGACGAGAGGCTAGGGCTGTAATCTCTTCACCCTCGTTAATAACGACAGATTCGATGATTCGCCTAGCTAAAGGCTCTTGGTAAGGGCGAAGTGGGTGACCTACAAGCGCGGTCATAAAAATCATAATCTTATCGATTAATTGGTCAACAAACTCACGAGACAGCTCGTCTAAGCCGTCATCATACTCTTCTTCATAAGACTCAGATTGCTCATCAAAGTCTTCATCTACTTCTTCAAAATCGTCGTATTCACTCATCTTATGCCTTAATAGTAAAGTAACCCTGAGCCGATATGACTCAGGGTTACTAAGTGCCACACGGGAGAGAAGGAAGGTTGGCTTATTAATGATACCATAAATAAATATTAAACTTTATAAACTAGTGTTTGTTCTTTTATTTAATTCTTCTATTACCGCATGAAGGGCTTCGGTGCTGGTAACCAATTCTTTAATAGCTTCTGGGGTACGGTTGCGTTCATATATGCTAAGAAGACGCCCTAACTCATATAGCGTTTGGTCTGCCCATGAGGTTAAATCAGCTGTAGGTATGCGGGATACCCGTTTAGCAATTTTTTCAGGAAATGGTTTATTCCAACTTTTCTTTTTAAAATTTACCATTTTTTAATATCCTCACTAGGAGTATCAAGCTTACGTAGAACTTTGCCTAGAGCTTCGTCTTCATCAATGGGGTTACCCCAAAGACCAATGGCATACCCACGTTTAATAAACGGAACCCAGAATACAAGGCATACTTTGCTTTCGCGATAAGGGTGTTCTGTCTCCTGACTCCAACCCCATTCAAATACTGGGGTGAGCGGATGTTTTAGCTTAATAGTATCAACATATAGTGAACCGATTGATTGCATTTATTTTCCTTTATACATGTAATCCAAATAACCTTTAAAGTCATTTATTTGAGTTTTTTGTGCTTTAGATAGCTCTTCCATATCAACTTCATGCATATCTGGCCATGAGTCTAAACCAGAAGAATAAAGATATTTGCCTTTAGATTCTGCTGCTTTGAAATTTTCCCACATCTGTACTGGTACACCATTATACTGCCACCACGTTCCATCTCGGAATACTACAATCATTTTAAATGTTTTGTAATCAAAGCCTGCTTTTACTGTTCTTGGCTTTCCTGGGTTTGTAGAGGTAGTGCCTGACATATTAGGCATTTCTAATGAAGAGTTATCTACTTCAAAATCATTATCCTCAGCAGGCACATTTGGATTTTCCTCATTAGTAAGGATATCTAGCCATTGCCTAGAAGTGGTCTGCTGTCTTTTTTTCTCATTAGACCAGGGATTATTACTTTTAGCCATTATTCGTCACACTCATGGTATTCTATATCAAATTCAAGCACAAGTTCATCACAGTGCTTGCACCTAAATAAACGCTCTTCAGTTTCCTCATCCTCACCCTCAATAACTGATTCAGGTTGAGCGGTAATGTCCGGCTCTAATGGGTCTTCAGGAGGGTAGTACACATGACTAGGAACCGGATGAGCTTGATAAGCTTGTATCCGGGTAATGCGCATTATTCGGTTTCTTCTTTTACAGACTTCTTTTTATCTGATTTAAGCTCTTCTAGAGGGTATAGCCCCTCTTCAGCGCCTAAACGAAGGTGTTGTGGTAGGTGCTTTACGCAATAATGAGCAGGGCTAAAGTTAACTGAGCTTTCTGTGTAAGCAGCGTCTTCAGAGCAGTTTGAACACTTCATGTTTCTCCTTGTAGTTTATCTATTAATAATAGCAGATTTAATTAATATTCTCTTTAATATGCTGGTCAAACTTGCCTTCTAAGACAGCAATATTTACTTTAACAGAATTTAAGTCAGTTTTAATTCCTAATACATCGTCACGAAGAGATGAGCCGTGATTTGGCTTAAGTTCCGATAAGTAGTCTTTTATAAGAACGCTTACTATCTCACTTGTGTAGCCTTTAACTAAGCGAGCAACAACAAAGCCGCCTAAGCTAAGAATGGTGCAAAGAGTAGCAATAAGCGCAATTAATTGATCGGTCGACATATATTCCTATTACCTTGTGCCCCACCAATTACGGCCGGGGTTAGCATATGAAAAAGTGGTTGGCTTTTCCTTTTGATTCAAATATATTCTGCGAACACCGAAACGCGTATCTTTTACTTGTGCAGGCTTAAATAAAGCCTCTTTTTTAAACTCTTTTTGACGTTTTACGGATTCCATCTTCCCCACTCTTTCATGTGAGTAGGGATTCCAGCTATAGCGTAGTCACCGGCACGTGTCAAAGCGTCTCTAAACTCTCTGTAACGGCCTGTAGGGCGCTCATCGCGTTCGTATACGTCGGTAGACGTAATAGCTCCCGAGCGGCGTGCTAGAGGCCCTTTACGGCGTATATCTACTTTAAGCTTTTTTTCCACGTGGCTTGTATTTTTTAGGGGCAGTAGTTGCTGCAGGCTTAGCTTTAACTGCCTTAGCTTTAGTTGTAGTTTTAGATTTAGTTGTAGTTTTTTTAGGCGTTGCAGGCTTGTCATCTGGAAAGACAGGTTTAGAACCACTACGGACGGCTACGCCATATTGTTGGCGAGTTTTTCCGTCATAAACATCAAACTGAATAGGCTTTCTTGCAGAGCGCTTACGAGGCTTTGATGGTTTTTTAGTACCAGTTTGCTGTTGACCCTCAGCTTGACCAGCTGCTACACCGGTAGTTGGCGGTGGTGGAGCATTTTCGTAACTTGCTTCAAGACCTTTGTACTTAAAACCTTTAGCTACGCGACCTTCCGGAGCAACTTTGTGAACAGCACGCAAACCAGATAGGGCTTGTTTGTGTCGTGCGCCTTCTAAGCCCACTTGACGTTCGTAGTCGTGCTGAGCTCTGACATCTTCATTGTGGTACTCTTGCATACTCTTAACACGACCGCCCCCAGAAGTACCTCCAGAGCCGCCTCTTCCACGACTTCCGCCATTTGCAAGATTAGTAAACAACAAACCTTTAAGAGTGTCTTGAGCAAACTTAGTGTCTTTAGGTATGGACTCCGCCTGAGTTCTAGCGGTTTTACCAACAATATTTTCAGCCATAATTAAATCCTAATCCTTTTGGATAATTTTATCAGTTTAAATAGGAAAACCCC